CAGGCACTTAAATTTAAAAAATTAAATGTAAAATATGCTTGCGATAAACATACAATGGAATTTGTTTATGTATATGGGGATCATGTATGTGGATGGCAGACGGCAAGAGGAGAACAGAATTTATATACCCCGACAATCCGTCCAATGAGTCAAAGGATGTGTGAAAATAGATATAAACAGTTTGAAGAAAAATTCAAAAAATAAAAGTAAAATAATATTCCTTAGTTAAGGGCATCAACTTCGGTTGGTGCTTTTTTTGTACCCATTTTTAGGAGGAGGTGAGAATTCATGGCAAGCCGTATACAGGGAATTACCGTAGAAATCGGTGGTGATACAACTAAATTACAGAATGCCCTTAAAGGTGTGAATGGACAGATCAAGACTACCCAGTCGCAGTTGAAGGATGTTAACAAACTGCTGAAACTGGATCCGGGCAATACGGAACTTTTGGCACAGAAGCATAAACTGCTTGCCGAGGCTGTTGGCGAAACAAAAGAAAAACTGGCAACCTTAAAGACGGCAGCAGAACAGGCAAATACAGCACTTGCCAATGGAGAAATCTCACAAGAACAGTATGATGCCCTTCAAAGAGAAATAGTAGAGACAGAGCAGGATTTGAAGAACCTTGAAACACAGGCAAATCAGTCAGCTACGGCAGTCCAGAAGATAGCCACAGCCGGAGAAAAGTTAAAAACTACAGGAGATAACATTTCCTCTGCCGGACAGAAATTATTACCCGTTACAGCAGGGGTTACTGCTTTAGGAACTGCATCAGTTACTACGGCTGCCAATTTTGAATCTTCCATGTCACAGGTACAGGCAACAATGGGAATCACAAAAGATTCCATGTCTAAGGTAAATGGGCAGTCAGTAAATACAATGGATACACTTTCCAAACTGGCAAAGAAGATGGGTGCAGAAACTGCATTCTCCGCATCAGAGTGTGCCGAGGCTCTTAATTATCTGGCTCTTGCAGGATATGACACACAGCAGATGTGCGATACTCTGCCAACAGTACTTAATCTGGCAGCTGCGGGTGATATTCAGCTTGCATCTGCATCGGATATGGTAACGGATGCCATGTCAGCCCTTGGTATGGGAGTTGATGAGGCAGGAACGATGGTAGACCAGATGGCAAAGACAGCATCTACCACAAATACATCCGTGGCACAGTTAGGAGAAGGTATTCTTACCATTGGTGCAACAGCAAAATCCATTAAGGGTGGAACAGCAGAACTGAATACTGCTCTTGGTATCCTCGCCAATAATGGTATCAAAGGTGCAGAAGGTGGTACGCATCTTCGTAACATCATTCTATCATTGCAGAGTCCGACCGATGCAGCCGCCAGGCAGATGGAGGCATTAGGAATATCCGTATATGATTCGGAAGGAAACATGAGAAGTCTGAATGATATCCTTGGAGATTTGAACACTTCTATGGATGGCATGACATCAGCTGAAAAGTCAAATATCATCAGTACGATTTTCAACAAGACAGACCTTTCTTCCGTAAATGCTTTACTTGCCAATACGGGAAGTACATGGGATGACCTTCAACAGAAGATTACAGACAGCGGTGGGGCTGCACAGCAGATGGCAGATACACAGCTTGATAACCTACAGGGACAGATTACCATTCTAAAATCTGCCTTAGAGGGACTTGCCATTTCGTTTGGAGAACTGCTGATGCCTGCCATCAAGCAGATTGTTGGATGGGTTCAGAAGTTCGTTGATTTCCTAAACAGCCTTGATGAGGGAACAAAGAAAACTGTTGTCACCATAGCACTTCTGGCGGCGGCTCTCGGCCCTGTACTGATAGTCATTGGAAAAGTGATATCGGCAGTAGGTACGATCATGACAATTGTTCCAAAGATTGCCGGAGTTATCAATACAGTTAAGGGAGCATTTGCAGCACTTAATACGACAATGCTTGCAAATCCAATCGTTCTTATTATCGCAGCCATAGCAGCACTTGTGGCTGCTTTTATTTACCTCTGGAACAACTGTGACGGATTCCGTCAGTTCTGGATCGACCTTTGGGAGAATGTAAAACAGGTTGCTATTACAGTATGGAATGCAATCAAGGAGTTCTTCTCACAGGTGTGGGAGGCAATCAAGACGATTTTCTCTACAGTATTTGAAGTAATAAAAACCCTTGTGACAACTTATTTCAATCTGTACAAGACGATTATCGAGACTGTCATCAATGTGATAAAGACAGTTATCACAACAGTATGGGAGGCAATCAAAGGTGTGTTTACTACAGTCTTTGAAGTGATAAAGACCATAGTGACAACCTACTTTAATATATACAAGACCATCATCCAGACAGTACTGACGGTCATTCAGACTGTGATAACAACAGTATGGAATACCATAAAAACTGTGATTACCACGGTGCTTAATGCAATCAAAACAGTATTTTCTACGATATGGAATGCCATCAAGACCATAATTAGTGCAGTAATCAGTGGTATTAAGGGGCTGATTACAGGAGATTTTACTGCTGTAAAAAATTCCATTACCACGATAATGAACACGATCAAGAGCACGATATCGACCATCTGGAATACCATCAAATCCACGGTTTCCACAGTTCTTGGAGCAATCAAAAGTGCTGTAACATCTGTGTTCACTGGCATCGTGAATGCTGTTAAAGGTGCGATGGGAAATGTGTTAAATGCAGTAAAGACAGGATTTTCCAATGTGAAAAGCCATATCACGGGACTTGCTTCACAGGCATTTACATGGGGTAAAGACCTCATTATGGGAATTGTGAATGGCATAAAAAGCTGTATTGGTGCAGTAGGAGATGCCGTTAAGAGCGTGGCTGATAAGATCAAGTCATTCTTACATTTCTCTGTGCCGGATGAAGGACCACTTACGGATTATGAATCATGGATGCCTGACTTTATGGGAGGACTTGCAAAAGGAATCGAAAAGAGTAAAGGCATGGTGGCAAAGGCAATCGAAGGTGTGTCGCAGGATATGATAGTGAGTCCAAATGTAAGCGGAATGGAGACCGTTGCAGGAATGCAACCTTCTGAACAGTCATCTACAGGGATTGCAGGCATGATGTCAGCAGTCACATCTGCGATTAAAGACATGAAGGGGGATTCCGGGGATATTGTTATCCCTGTGTACCTTGGTGGAACGATGCTTGATGAAGTGATCGTATCGGCACAGCAGAGGGCAAATCTGAGAAGTGGAGGAAGATAAGGATGGCATTTATACAGTACTTAAAATTCGATGAAACGAATCTTCCTCTGCCGGATTCCTATGATCTTGATATTTCGGATGTGGAGGCAGATTCATCTGGGGAGACAGAAGCAGGAACAACACAGAGGGATGTGGTAAGGACAGGAGTTATTTCCATAGCAGTTTCTTTTTCTGTTTCCCCTAAGTGGTTAAAGCTACTGACGGCATATAGTAAAAGGTCAAAAATTGCTGTGAAGTATTTTGATACGGAAGAACTGAATCTGAAAGATGCAGAAATGTATATTACAGGATTTAAAGCAAAACTGGAAAAGGACACAAGTTACAAAGGATTGTGGACGGTGTCATTTACATTGAAAGAGTATTAGAGGAGTGGTTTTATGTACCCGGTTTCAAAAGAATATCAGAAAGCCATTAGTGAGTCATCACGTTCATTCTTTTGGACGGGGATGATTACCACTAAGGCAGGCAAAAAATATACATTTGGGAATAAGGACATTGTAAAGGGTTCCGGCTATATCAGCAGACAATGCTCCGGCTCGTCAGAGATTGAACTCGGATCTGTGTATGCAGCTGAACTTGGAATCTCTCTTTTTTCAGATATTGACAGATACAGTCTGGAAGATGCATCTATAACAGTTTCTTTTCATCTGAAGGTTGGTGATGCTTATGAGGAAGTTCCGATGGGGATTTTTTATATTGCAGAGGCAAACAGAAAGATAAAGACACTTGAGTTAAAGGCATATGATACAATGCTGAATCTGGATAAGAATTTCAACAAAGGTCTGTCGAGTGCATTCCCATATGATTTCTTATCTCTGCTTTCCAAAGCGTGTCATGTAGAACTGGCACAGACGAAAGAGGAGATAGAGGCACTTACAAATGGAACAGAACTGCTTGGTATATACCAGGAAAACGATATCGAGACATGGAGGGATTTTTTATATTATCTGGCACAGGCACTCGGATGTTTTTCTACCATAGACCGTGATGGAAAGCTGAGACTTATACAATATGGCATTACTGATAACAAGACGGTAGACAGCAGACACAGATTTTCAAGTACATTTTCAGATTTTGTGACAAGGTACACGGCAGTAAGTTCTACAAATAAAAAGACGGATATCGCAGAGTATTATTCGGTTAAGCCAGATGATGGTCTGACGATGAATCTGGGGGTAAATCCATTACTGCAGTTTGGCTTGGAAGAAAAGCGTAAGAGGATCATAAACAATATCCTGTCTGCCATTACTGTAGTAAATTATGTGCCGTTTGACTCGGACACCATTGGTGACCCGGCTCTTGATCTGGGGGATGTCATCAAATTTACGGGCGGTCATGCTGATGAAACAAAAAGGTCTGCCATCACATCCATTGAAACAAAGATAAACGGAAAGCAGACAATAAAGTGTGTTGGGAAGAATCCGAGACTTGCAAGTGCTAAGAGCAAGAATGACAAGAATATCGCAGGCCTTGAGAGTTCCATGAATGAGAACAAACTCAGCATATACACTTATGTGAATGCCTTAAAAATAGGGATTGGTACTGAGAAAACATCCATAATCAATATAGAATTTGCATCCGGGGATGAGACAAATGCAGAATTTCACGCAGAAGTCATACTGGACGTAAAATCCAATACCGTAAGCAGGAAGGTCGATGCAGAAACAACGATAGAGATTGGAGAAGAAAACAAAGTCATTTCAATCCCTGTCAACTGGACGGATGATGGAAAGACACTTCTAAAGGCATATTATGTGCTTGATGGGAAGGAAGTGGAGCAGTTCCATCCATCGGAGACATGGTTTAGCGGAAAGCATCTGCTGAATCTGTATTATCCGATTATAGAAATGAAAGCCAATGAACTTCATACCTTTGAGGTGCTGATAGAACTTACGAATGGAACAGCAACGATTGAATCACAAAATGCAATGGCAACCATATCAGGACAGGGACTTGGTGCACAGGAAAGATGGGATGGAAGGATTACGATTGATGAAGAAATCAAGATGGTTGAACTTTCTGGACTTCCTACAAATACGCTCCATGACAAGGTTGTGGCTGCATTTATTACACCGAAGAAAACAGGTATTACACAGCCTATGGATTCCATCAGAATGACAGGTCTTATGGTGCGGGAGTTTTATGATAATATTTTCTTCTTTGTACCGATTGTAAGGGATGTGATCGAAACTGCTGACAGGGATAAGATGGTGTACGAAAGAGCCTATGTGGAGGATGATAAGCAGTTCCGGCTCCAAAAGAGTTACTTCCTAAGTGGCGGTAATTATATCATCATGGACAGGGGAAGAGCCATCAGTCTTACGATTGATACAGAACCTTTCCAGGAACTTACGGATATTAAAATACAGACCTTTGAAACTGCACCATTTGTGAATAAACATAAGACAAAGGCTGGGGAACTGGCAACAAACCATTATACCAGACTTTCATCCGGGCAGATGGTACTTATCCAGGATTACAAAGAAAGGATAAAGGGAGTTGTGGAAGAACTGGATAAGGGAACGATGGCATCCTTTGACCTTGGATTTGATAAATTTGATGAAGTAATGACATTGGAGGTGCATAATGGCTGATTATGTTATGTTGGAAGATATATTTGAAACAACAGAAAATATGACTGTTTTGCGTGATAACAGTTATAACGATGATGGCACAGATACGGTAGCAGGTGTTGACTGGTTTAAGTTCCGGGAAACAACGGCTGCCAATTTTTATGTCAGCGGTAATACATGGATTGGCATAGGACAGAACTCCGAACAGCTTAAGATCAGCCGGAGGGATGCTGACCTTTATACGCTGAAAAGAGAGGAAGGAACTCTGCTTTCAAACTATAAATTCTTCCGTATCAGATGGGAGGGCTATAGCGTTCATGGAAATAACAATGCATCGACCAGACTTATTTGGGATGCGTTATTTTTTGATACAGGGGATATTGTCCTGTATTTTATTGAAGTTCCGACCTCTGCATCCAATATTGGGGAATGTGTTCTTTACACAAAATCAAAGAACATATCATTCTCGATTGCAAAGGGAAAGACTGTTACATTCCTTCATCAGGACGATGTTGGAAATGAGTATGAATTGTCTGATGAGCCGCCTGTATTTTTAGACCCATATAACCGCAGGTATCTGTTTAAGGATGAAGAGGGAGTGCTTTATACCATTGCAGATGATGTACTTGCTCCTCTTGAAGAAACGGAACTGACAGCAGAATTGTTTGAAATGCATGGTATCCCAGACCTGCCGGATGGGAATGTACTTCTGGGACTAAAAAATCCAACCATCCTTTACTGGCATGATTCCTATAACCGATTCCCAGATATGAAGATCAGTTACAAAGGAGTACCGAAACCACAGGTGATTTATTCAGAAAATGTTGATATGTCGGATGCGAGCATCCTTGGAATAGAAAAAGTTACCTGCGACTGTGATGAGAAGTGCCTGTTTGCTGTGTCCTTCGATAACGGAGAAACATGGCTCGGCTATGTAAATAATAACTGGGTAAAATTCACGGATGAATCATCTGGGATGTCCAAGGCAGCGATTGAGGCTGTCAGTTCTGATGCGTGGGCAGAAAAAGCAACAACGGGAATGATAAAGTACAGATTTGTCTTAAGCGGTGCAGATGGTTTTATCACAAATGTGATCACAGACTTTTTGAATACGGAGGAATAGTCATGTTAAAAGGAAAAAGCGTAATTGAACTTACGGATGTGCATACAGGTAAAAAAGAGGTGTATGAGGATACCAACCTTGTCACGGATGCAATCAATGCCATCCTTAATTCCAATATTTTAGGAATGCTCTATAACAACACATCTTTTGATGGGGAAACCGGAGAAAAATGGATGCTGCCAATCGTAAATAAACTTACAGGTGGTATTCTGCTGTATCAGGAACCTTTGGAAGAAAGGGTCGATAATCTGTATGCTCCGTTTTCTAATCCTTTGATTGGGTATGCATCAAGTGATGCAAATAATACAACGGATGTCGGAAGGGGCAGCAGAAATCTGACAGAAAGTAAGAGAATCGATGGCGGATATAAGTTTGTCTGGGATTTTGCTACTTCACAGGCAAATGGAACAATATCTGCAATAGCCCTTACGAATAGGATAGCCGGAATCGGACAGGAAAACGGCAACAATTATCTTGTCCGTATTGGTCAGTATGCATCACAGAATAATGCATATAGTGATGAAAGTTACAGACCAAATAAGAGAACTTACATCAAAGACGGATACAGGCTTGAGATGATTACAAGAAATAATTCAAAAACAGCTCTGCTTAAGAAGGTGCCGGAGGAATATCTTCATGCCGGACTTGTAGAGAACTTGATTTCACAGAAGGCTTTTGATGCTTCAGAAACTACGGAGATTGATTTAGGTCACTATCCGTACTGGATTCATAGAACCGGCTCTCCGTCAAAAGGAGAGTATGACTGTCCGAATGAGGATAATGCAAATATAAGGAGCCATATTTTTCATGGTACAGATGGCTGTTGGTATGGAATCGCAAGAAAGACTAATCAGAAGTATTCATACACATATCGTGATACAGAGCAGTTCGACCATGTCAGCTATGAATTCTATATGGATAAGATTGAGAATGGCAAGTGTACATCGCAGAAGATTTCAGTGCCAAGTGGTGTGAGTGATTTTTACAGCATCGGCATGAGTGGAAAATGGCTGATGTGCGTGTCGAGTGATAGCAGCAAGCTGTATCGGTTGGATACCACAAATGTTGCAAATCTTGAGAGGGTTACGGATTATACCTACAACAATAGTAATGAGTATTCCTATGTGGTAGATGATGATATGGTAATCAACGGATGGTATTTTGAAGATGGAAAGCCTGTACAGAAAATTGGCTCTATAGGTTATCAGAGTTACTATGCATGGGGTGTTAACCAGATGGCAAGGTACAAGACCTATATGATAAAAGAATGGGTTTATAGTTACAACGGCTATAGGAATTATAAAGATCTGTATCTGTATACACCATATCTTGCAACCATCAATAATCTTGATACGCCTGTTATTAAGACGGCAGATAAGACCATGAAAATCACATATACATTGACGGAGACAAAAGAATAAAACAATTTTGGAATCAGGCAGTTATCCATTATGGGTAGCTGCTTTTTTCATACAAAAATTTATAAGGAGGACAAGACGATGAAGGAATTCTGGAACGCAGTACAGTTCGTATTCACGGCTGTAGGTGGATGGCTTGGTTACTTTTTGGGAGGATGTGATGGTTTGTTATACGCATTAATTGCATTTGTGGCCATTGATTATATCACAGGGGTCATGTGTGCAATCAATGACAAGGCATTATCGAGTGAGGTTGGATTTAAAGGCATCTGCCGAAAAGTTCTGATTTTTCTCTTAGTGGGAATTGCAAACATTCTTGATTTGAATGTAATCGGGACAGGCAGTGTGCTTAGAACAGCAGTGATCTTCTTCTATATTTCCAACGAGGGAGTAAGCCTTTTGGAAAACGCATCCCATCTGGGACTGCCTGTACCACAGAAGATTAAAGCAGTATTAGAACAGTTGCACGACCGTGCAGAAGATGATGAGACCGGGGAGGAGTAATCTTCCCCATTTTTTATGCAGAAACGGAGGATTTTATTATGAGTGAAAAGACAACTAACTTTATTAACACAATCGGAGTGCTTGCAAGAAATGAGTTCCTTTCAAGGGACAGATGGGTTCTTCCATCAGTATGCATTGCTCAGGCTGCACTTGAGTCTGGATGGAATCTTAATGCTAAGACTTTATTCGGAATAAAGGGTAAAGGTTTTACAGCGACAACAAGTGAGTACTATGATGGACATTATGTTCAGATTCAGGATTCATTTAGAAGTTATCCAAATGCTGCAAGTGCAGTAGTAGGATATTATGATTTTATCACAGGTACATCAAGATATGCCGGAGTGGTCAATAATGCAGACTATAGGGATGCAGTTGATAAGCTGATTCATACAACGGATGGTGCACCATATGCAACAAGTCCTACTTACATTAATAATGTAATTTCGATTATCGAACAGTATAATCTTACAAAATGGGATGTAAGGGACACAAAGCCTAATACATCAAATAGCACCTCAACATCACATAATGTGGGTGAGAGAGTGAATTACCATACGATCTATGCATCTTCTGATTCAGAGCAGGCATTATCACCTCTTTACAAGGAAGGAACTATTACAAGAATTGTAGCAGGAGCAAGAAATCCATATCTTCTGGATGACGGTACTGGTTGGATTAATGATGCCTGTATTGGAGAGAGCAATACACCTTCGGTATCAGAGGACATCAGCGTGGGAGACAAGGTTCGTGTGTTGAATAATGAAACATACACGGGTGGCAGTTTTAGAACCTATTATGATGAATATGATGTTATTGAGGTTAAAGGTGACCGTGTTGTTATCGGCATTGGTGATGTAGTAACTTGTGCCATTAACAAGTGCAATATTGAAAGAGTATAAGCGTCAGGCTCGGAGGGAGAAATCCTTCTGAGCCTTATTTTTTTTGCCTTGAAATAGGGAAATGGCTGTTTCCCTTACTACCTCATTTGAAGGTGATAATAACTTTTTTATATTTTTTTCCGCCCATTTTGCTGTTTTCTGTCCAAGGGATAGTGAATGGAAAAGGATATATTTTCGGTCAATCAATAAAAAAATGCCCAGCGAATAGTGAAGGGTATACGACTTAACGATGAACCTATAAAAGTTATTCCCTTCAAATTCGGTGGAGGTGAAACAGCATGAACGATATACAGCGACAGCAGATAAAGGAACTCAGAGGCAAAGGGTACGGATACGGAAGAATCGCACAGATGCTTTCTTTAAGTGAAAATACCATAAAGACATATTGCAGAAGGCACGGACTTGGAGGAGTGGTGGCAAACCCTGCTACCATTGATGGAGAAGTGCATCATTGCCTTTGTTGTGGCAAAGAGGTAGTGCAGCCGGGAGGACGGAAAGAGAAGAAGTTCTGCTCCGATAAATGCAGAAATAAGTGGTGGAACAGTAATCTTGATAAGGTGAATCGTAAAGCCAATTATGAGTTTATATGTCCCCATTGTAAAAAGCCTTTTAGTGCATATGGGAATAAGAACAGAAAATATTGCAGTCATGCCTGCTATATCGAGGACAGATTCGGAGGTGCAGAATAATGAATGAATTAGCCAATGAAGCAAATAAGAAGGAACCAATAGTGCCTGTGTGTGAAAAATACACTCTTACAATCAAAGAGGCAGCAGCATATTTCAATATTGGAATTAAAAAGATGCGTAGATTGGCAGAAGAAAACACAGGAAAATTTTCTGTTTTTTGTGGAAATAAATTTCTGATTATTCGTCCGAAGTTTGAAAAATTTATCGATGATTCTTCTGAAATATAATCTGCTGAAAGTAGTTATTTATCTGCCAAAAGTAGTTGATAAATAAGTGATTCAGAGTGATATATGTTATACCTCAAAAGAGGAATTTTAGCTGAGAAAGGGGCAAAGAAAAATTGAGATCAAAAGTTGATGACAAGGACACCATGACGGTTCAAGAGGCAGTTACCTATTATAAATTGAGCCGTAGAAAATTTTATGAATTATTACATCAAGAAGGATTGGAATTTATAGCCTTTTATTATAATGGCAGGAGGCTGATTCTGAAAAAAGAGTTTGAAAGATATCTGAATGGGCACCCAGAAATACGAAGGAGGGAACGAGGATGGCAGGAAAATCAGGATTGCGAAGAGATTCAAAACACAGAGTACTCCGAAGGGGCGAATCAATAAGAGCAAATGGAAAGTATCAGTTTAAGTATCATATAGGCGGGAAACCACATTTTGTTTATAGCTGGAGATTAGAACCAACTGATCCGCTCCCGGTTGGTAAAAAGCCATGTCTTTCTCTGAGAGAACTAGAAAAACAGATAGGTTACGATCTTGATAATCGGTTGGATCCATTGGGAAAGAATATTACTGTAAATGAATTGGTGGAGAGATATCTTAAGACTAAGGTAGGAATGCGACCAAATACATTAGCCAATTACAATTTTGTGAGAAACATTCTTAAAAATGAGCCTTTTGGAAGTCAAAAGATATCGAAAATAAAGACATCTGATGCAAAGTTATTTCTGATAAAGATGCAGCAGGAAGATGGGAGAGGGCATAGCACGATAAAGACAGTGAGAGGAGTACTTCGTCCGGCATTTCAGATGGCTGTGGATGATGATGTTCTTATGAAAAGTCCCTTCCAATTTGAATTAGCCGGAGTGGTAGTTAATGATGCTGTCACAAGGGAAGCAATTTCAAAAGACCAAATGCGAAAATTCTTGAAATTCATACATGATGATGTGGTTTATTGTAAATATTATGAAGTGATTTACATCCTTTTTCACACAGGTATGAGAATTTCGGAATTTTGTGGACTTACAATGAGGGATATTGATTTAGAGAAAAGAACCATCAATATTGATCATCAGCTGCAAAGAACTTCCAAAAGAGAGTATGTAATTGAGCCAACAAAAACCAATGCCGGAACAAGGGTTATTCCAATGACAAATGAAGTGACAGAAATGTTTCGAGCAATTATTGAGGATAGACTAGATTATAAGGTTGAGAAAGTGATAGATGGTTATACGGGATTTCTTTTTCTGGACAAAGATGGAATGCCACTTGTAGCCATGCATTGGGAACACAGATTCAATCATATGGTCAGCAGATACAATGAAATCTATAAGGTTCAGATGCCCAATATTACCCCTCATGTTTGCAGACATACATATTGTTCCAATATGGCAAAGTCCGGCATGAATCCTAAAACACTGCAGTATTTGATGGGACATTCGGATATAGCTGTGACGCTCAATGTCTACACCCATGTAGGACTTGAGGATGCTGAGAAGGAACTTCAGAAGATGCAGGGATTGGAAAATGCCAGAAAAGAGATGGGAATTTCGGATACGGATGATAAACCTTTGAAACAGAATATGTTCAAGGTGGTATGATAATATAATATATGATAAGGAAGAGATTTTGAGGACACTCAGGCTATACGGCTTGGGTGTCTTTTTGGCTGGTAAAAGAAGAACTTGGATGCTATAATAAAATTTAATCATTTAATATTTATTTTTGAAAGGTAAAGCATTGTAAAACAGAGAATTCATCCCGTATTGATATTATAGACTATTGTTAGCATCCGGGCGAGTTCTGGGTGCTTTTTGAGTGGAGGGATAAAAGGCTATGATTAACCTTGGTACATTAAAAGAAATTACTGATTTGAGAAGTATATGGCCACATGAAGCTTTGAATTTTACTCCTTGGGTGGCAGAGAATGTTGAATTACTTGCAGATGCTGTTGGTCTTGATATTACGGTTGATGAGACAGAGTCCTCTGTTGGAGACTTTAATGTTGATATCTATGCATCTGAAACAGGAACAGATAGAAAGATTATCATTGAGAATCAATTAGAAGATACAGATCATGACCACCTTGGAAAATTAATTACTTATGCATCTGGTAAAGATGCAGATGTGGTTATATGGGTTGTGAAACACGCACGTGAAGAACATAAGGCAGCAGTTGAGTGGCTTAATAATCATACAGATGATAAGATTGGTTTTTTCTTATGTGAGATAAAGCTTTTCCAGATAGGTGATTCTGATATTGCTCCATCATTCACTGTAGTGGAAAGACCGAATGATTGGACAAAAGAGATTAAGAAAACTACGCTTACAAACCCAACGCAGCAACAGAGACTTGAATATTGGAATGCATTCAATGATTATGCCTTTCAGAATACTGAATTCGCAAAATCATTTAATAAGAGAAAACCTAATACAGACCATTGGATGGATTTCAGTATTGGCTCATCAGCTTGCCACATCAGTGTTACGCAAATTCAGAAGAGAAATAAAGTTGGAGTTGAATTATACATAAATGATGATAAAGAACTCTTTAAAGGTCTTTATTCACATAAAGACGATGTGGAGTCTGCTATGGGCTTGGCACTTGATTGGAGAGAATTGCCGGAGAGGAAGGCAAGCCGTATTATCGTGGAAAAAGATGTGAAGTTTGATGATCAGAATGCCTGGCCACAGCAGTTTGAGTATATTATGGATGTCTGCATGAAGATGAAGAAGGCATTTAGGAAGTATATATAAAAATTGTAAGTAAATTGTCTAAACACTGTAAAAATACATTCTTAATTAGGTGCCTTGTATAGTATTATAGATGAGTGAACAGAGAAAATAAAATGATGAAAACATTATTTATTATTGGAAATGGCTTTGATTGTTATGGCCATAATATGAATACGCAGTACATAGATTTTAGAAATTTTTTAGTTAATAGATACCCTGAATACAATAAAGATTTTGGTGGAATTCTTCAAGAAACACTTATGCCAGATGGAGATGAGGTGTACGATATGAATGAGGTTGTTGGTTCTCTAATTCGTACAATAGATGAGTGTTCATTAAAGGATTGGAATAATTTAGAAGAATGTTTGGGCAATGAATTTATATGCAACATTGCATATGATAATGAGTGGGCATATAAGATGACAGATGATGAAGATGATAATATATTTCATTCTGTATATGAGAATGAAGATTTGACAAACTCCATTGCAGGAGCTTACCGTATATTAATTGATCTTTTTAGGAAATGGGTATTTAATGAACTGGCAAATATTGATTTTACAAGAGTACAAAGATTAAGAAAAAAACCCACTTTTAGGAAAAGTTTGTTTTTGACATTTAATTATACATTAACATTAGAAAAATTATATAACATATCCCCAAATAACATATGTCACATTCATGGAAAATCAGATGATAGAAATTGTCATATTTATTTCGGACATGGAGATGATACCGAGTTCGATGCATTTGAAAATTATATTGGAGTTGGAAATGCGTATAATGGATTGAAGAGAGAATTAAGAAAAGATACTAATCAAGCCATAGTAGAAAATATGAAATTTTTTCGTAAGTTGTCAAATGTTAAAAAAATATACTCATATGGTTTTTCATTTTCAGAGGTTGATATGGTTTATATAAAAGAAATAAGTAAAATTTTAGATGCCAAAAGGGTAAGGTGGTATTTTAATCAATATGACTGGATTAATAATCAAGAAAATATTGAAAAAGTAAAAAGATTAGGATTTAAGATAAGAGTAAGCAGGAGATGGTAAGGGAATATTGGACTCTGTTTCCTATGCGATATTATATGCGTTTCGTGATGGTGAATTTATTGTTGAAGGAAAAAGAGTTTCAATTGAAATGTGTGTAAACAATGGAGAATAGGTATCAGAACCCCTTTCGTTAAATAATGCACACCCCCATCAGTAGTCTGAACCCCATTAACTGACTACGATTTGACTACTACACATTGCTTTGAATTGCACCATTTTGAAGTATTTTGCAAAAAGTGTAGTTATAAACAAGAAAAATACGATGCCCGGAAAAGCCGATAAAACCTTGCAAAACTCGGCATTACAGAGCATTTCAGAACAGGAGAAATTTATGATTCGAGTACTATTCATCTGCCACGGCAACATCTGCCGTTCCCCCATGGCAGAATTCATATTAAAAGATATAGTAACAAAACGTGGCATTGCCGATCAGTTTGAGATCGCATCGGCAGCCACCAGCACAGAAGAGATTTGGAATGGTGTTGGGAATCCGGTGTATCCGCCGGCAAGAGGAGAACTTGCCAGACATGGGATAAGCTGCAAAGGTAAAAGAGCCGTGCAGCTTACAGCCTCAGATTATGATCATTACGATTATCTGATCGGTATGGATTCTATGAATATGAGGAATATTGAACGAATGACCGGACACAGACGTGGGGATAAGATCTATAAGATGCTGGAGTTTGCCGGGCGGGATGCAGATGTCAGAGATCCGTGGTACAGTAGAAATTTCCGGGAGACTTATGAAGATGTTGTAGAAGGCTGTCAGGCGTTTCTTGACTGGTTGACAATTAACAAGAAATTAAGTAATTGA